GAGTTCGGCCTGCATGACCTCGGTGCAGCGTTTGAACCATTGCTCAATCTCGTCCTCGCTTTCCATCGCCTTCGGAGGCTCCAGACTGAACCAGCGGCTTTCGAGTGGGGTCATCCAACTGAGTTGGCCATTGGCCAGAATCATGTTCGCCCGCACCGCAGTGGCGTCGAAGAGTTGCGCCTCGTCGTCGGTGGTGGGCGATGTCGTCTGCGTGAACATCGTCGCCTTCCGGGGCATCACATACTTCGCGATGTCCTCCCAGAGCGACTCCCATGTCGCTCGCTGATGAACCATCTCAGCGTGGCGCTGGAGAACCTTGTCGGCGAGTTCGGGATTCTTTCCGGTCATTTGGTATCAGTCAAAACAACATCAACCAAGGGTCGAGTAGCCGGTCGTCATCGGAGCCTGTCCGGATTCGCCTGCGAGGATCGACTTGCGGAGTCCTTTGCGGCGTGCGGCCTCGGCGGCAATATCGGCCTGTGGGTTGCCGGGGTCAACCTGCGCTGCGGGCGCGGGTTTGTTCGCCTCCATCTGGCGCATCATTTCCTCCTGCGCCTTGCGCTGGGCTTCGGCCTGCTGGCGGGCGAGTTCCATTTGCTGCTGTTGGGCTGCGGCTTGCTGCGCGGCCTGCTGCTGCATCTGTTGCTGTTGCTGCTGCGCGGCTTGTTGCTCCTGCTTGCTTGGACCTTTGCGTCCACCTCCTCCAAACCATGCTAAACAAGTGGAGAGAATGGGATTTTCTTGGTGGTCAGTGAGTCGCATCGCGTATGGAGTTTCGAGGTTTCGTAAATCCGGAGCGGGCGGTCTCGCCGACTCCATGCGATGAATGGAAGTGTATACGGAGCGAAGTTGCAAGGATTATTTTGACTGATACCACAATATATGGTGATCAGCCAGCAGTTCTGACACAACCTGTGGTATGTGTGGGCGGAATCGCGCCAGTGTTCCTCCGGGTCGTGAATGTCCACCGGGCGGGCGAGCATGAAGAAGTCCTCGGTGTTGATGACGACTCCATTCCATGCGGTGAGTTCGACCTCCTCGGAAAAGGATCGCGGCTGCGGGTAGCGCCGGTAGAGGTCGAGGATTTGGAGTTCCAGTTCGCGTTTCACCGGCGCACCTTTCCGAATCCCCCACCCCGGAATCCTGCCATCACTCTGGTCGGTTCGTGACGCTCGGCCTTCCGAGGGATCGCAGAGCGGTCGATCACCATGCCGCGCTTGATAGCCTGGTGCGAGAGGGAGAACGCATCGGCGAAGTGCGATGACCAATCATGCACCGGCACATCCTTGATGGTGACACCATCGCGCTCCTCTTTGCTGTGGTAGGCGTCGAGCGCCTCGATGCCATCCGCGCATCCGGCCTCGTTGACATGAATGCGCGGGAACGCATCGTTCGCGAGGTTGATGCCATCCCATACCGAAATCTGCCGAGGGACGGGGATGACGCCGGTCAGCCCGCTGCGGCCCAGCGCCTCCTGCCAGAGTCCTCCGACCTCCGCTGCGGCGTCATGGGGAAGGAAGTGGCCACCGTAGCCGTATTGGCGCTCCTTGAGCCGTGCCGCCCAGTCCGCAGGCGTCTTGCACTCGTCGCTCCCGGAGAGAGATTCCAGATAGTTGATGCGGTCGCCGACCATCTGCCATATCCAGACCTTCTGGTTGAGCGGAGCGCCAACATCCCATGAGGTGTAGACCGGAAGCTCCTTGAACCAGAGAATGTCGTTGGTGATGCGTTTCTCAGCGCGGGCCTTTTCGAGGGACCGGACATAGATCGCGCCGGGTCGCCCGATGTTGAAGCTGCACTCGTATTCCTGTGCAAAGGCATTCTCGGTCGTGCCACGCCGGATGTCGGTGAGTTCTTCGGGCGGGATGATGCCGCTTTCGCTCGCCTTGAGCATGAGCGTGAACCAGTCGTTGTCCGCGCAGGCGCGGTTCCACATTCGCCAAAAAATGTTTCGTCCCTTGGGTGTTCCGACCCATGTTGCCCAGCCTTGGTAGTCGGTGAGCGTTGGGCGGATGACATTGTCCCACGCAGCCGGGTCGAGGTCAGCGGCCTCGTCCATGACCACGCCATCGAGGTAGATGCCGCGCAGGCGCTCGTAGGCTTCTCCAGAGTAGAGGCGGATCGTGGCCTCGTTGTGGAATGTGATCGCGAGATCGGCCTTGTTCACCACCACGCCGGGGATTTGCGAGGTGAACTGGACAAGGTATTTCCAAGCGATGTCCTTTGCCTGCTCGCGGGTGGGAGCCACATAGGCGTAACGGAGCGGTGGTCCGCTGCGACGATGCGAGAGCGCCTTGGCAATCAAGTCTTGGATGCAGACGAACGATTTCCCGGCACGCCGGTGCAGCACCATCACCGACCAGCGTTGCGTGCGGTGCAGGTAGCTTGCAAGTTGCGGGCGCGGGATGATGTCGATGTTAATGGCCACCGATGCGGATGTTGATGTCCATGGCCCCGGCGACCTCGATTTTTTCCGGCTCGTTCCATCCCATCGCCTTGGCCAGCATCTCGCCATACTTCGCGCAGGTCGCCGATTCGGGGGGCATTTCCATGAACCGCTCGCGGAGTGTTTCGAGGTAGGTCTCGCGTTTGTAGGTGAGTTTCGCCTCGGATTTGGCGCGGAGTTCATCCACTCGCTTGGCCACTTCAACATTTTTCAACAAGCGTTCACCTCCCTGTCCGGCTCCATTTTCGGAGTAACCGGCTTTGACATAGGCTTGCGTGATCGAAAGCCCGCTCGCGTAGGCTTGGCAAAACGCCTCTTGTTTCGGGTTGAGTTTCATGTGGTAATGGTATCAGTCAAAACTCGTCTTGACAAGATCGTCGTTCCCCCTTTTAAAATCCCCACAGCTTCGCGTGATTTCCACCTTGGTCATTTCTTCGGCTTTCGTTTTGACTTTGACTTGCCGGAAGATGATTTCGACCGTTTCCGGGTCGTCGTCAGCGATGAGCTTGGCGTAGCGCAGTTGGTCAATAAGTGGCTTACAGCCTCCTGCATAATTGTCGGCGTCGAGGAGCGAGCATGCGCTTCTCGTAATGATGAGAGTAGTGCGAGCTTTGCGCGGACTTTCTCTTGTGCCAGCGTGGTCCAATGCTTTCCGAGGAGCCGGTTGAGGCTTGGCGTGAGGTATCCCGGAAGACATAGAGACAGATTTGGTGTATGTTCCGTCCGGGTTACATTGGTAACCGATTTTGATGAGATAGTCATGGGTGAGGTTCATTTTTTGGTGGCAGCGTTCCAGCGTTTGATGGCTTCGGTGATGGTTTCGGGATTGGCGTTTTCATGCCAACCGAGGCAGTGGGATGCGATGTGAATGAGTTGCTGTGCGATCTCCCTCGCCTCGTTGCGTTCTTGCTCAAGTCTCGCCAGCTCCTCAGTAGAACGGAGTTCCAATCCGGACAATTTGTCCGCCAGCGCAGCCGCATCGGCCCTCGCCTCGTCGCGCTCTTTGATAAGGCGCTCGTAGTGGTTTCGCGTCATGGTCGCGATGTCTCCATCATTGCGATCCATCAACGCCTCGTCGCGCTCGCGTTCCAATCTGCAAGCCAGTTCCAGCATCTCCTCCAAATAGATGAGATTGCCGGGGTTTTCGGCCAGCAGGCGCTCATAGAGCGCATCTGTCTCCGGTGTTTTCATTTTACCAATCATTTCGTTTTCGTTTGGCTTCGATTTCCCGGCGCTCTGGCGTTGCCGCCCAGAAGCGGTCGCAGGCTTCTTTGATCTGGCGTGAGAGCAAAAACCACCAGCGGTCTTCCCGGTCGGAGCCGCAGGTCTCTGTGCCTGCGGCCCCGATGCAAACCTTGGCTCGATTAGAACGAGATTTCTTCATCGGTTGGGGTTGCGGTGCGGGCGGAGAGGATGCGCTCGTTGAGGGTCGTGAGCCGGTCAGCCGAGATCGGTTGCGCGGAGGTCATGGGGTTGAGCCATTTCACTTTGAGACGCACCTTGCCATCGTCGCCCTCCTCGGCCTCCACCGTGATCCGGCAATGCTGGCCGACGAATACGGAGTTCCCGGCATCGAGCGATTTGATGTCCCACTCCCTGCCAAAAGCCTCGTCAAGCGTCTTCGCCGTGCGTTCTGCGGCCTTCTCGGTGAGCCAGCCCTGCCAGACGATCTCCCGTCCGTGCTGGTCGCTGGCCGGATCGTCGATGAGAAGCGGAATGCGGATGAAATCCGAGCCTTTGGTTGTGGTTCCCAGCCACCCGTTGCCGGGAGCTTTTACCTTCGCCGTGTATTTGCCTTCGGCAGTCACATAGCGGTTCTGTTTGTCTGCGAGTTCGTGTGTTGTCATGTTGTTTGGTTGTTGTTGTTCGGGAGATTGGTATCAGTCAAAACTTTGTTGGTCATATCCAAATACCGCGTTCATCAAGCCATTCCGTGACGCCCTCAATTTTGCGAATTTCTATAAGCGCCCCTTTAAGATTGATGCGATCTTGCTCCCATAGCCAAAGCAATTCACCAAACAAATCAGCTATGGCATTAATTTTAGAATATGCTTTGGCATCGCCGCCAACGCAAATCCAGTTTGGATATTTTACACTATCGCTTTTTGCTGGATGTTTTTCATTCGCAACTAAAACATCATCAGTTTCTTCGTTCCAATATAGTCTTGCTTTTTTTATTGGTATTTTTTGATTCATGTCATTCCGTTTCTATCCTGCCGTTTATTGAGATTGAGGTATTCTCAAAAACATTCTTGAGGGCTAAAGCCAATTCATGGCCGAAGTTTTCAGCGTTGCTACGGTTGAAAGTTCCGTTGCGCTCGATGCTTGCGGCCAGAACTAAAATAGCCCCTGCCGTTTCAGATTTAAGATGGCCGCGCAGCATGACTTCCTCGAAATCTTCTAACATTGAGATGGTTGTCATTTTTCTGTGTTGATGATGTTCGTAAACTCCGATAACCGCCGGAGGATCGGCTCGCCCCTGTCGGACGAGAGCATTTTTCTGAGGTCGCCCTTGGCGGCATTGGCCGTCCAAATGATGGGCAGTTCGTGAGAGGATCGGTGTTCAAGGAGGTCGAAGAGTTCCAGTTCCGACCGCTCGGTCATCTTCTGCTTGCCGAGGTCATCGAGCAGTAACACTTTCGTGCGGCGGCATCGGGTCAGCGTGTCCTCGGCCAGCGCCTTGGCCTGCGGGTTGTCGTGCCACTGGTCGGCGCAGGCTTTCGCAAAACCCGTGGAGGTGATGCCAAAGACGCGATGTCCGCTGAAATGCAGGCGCTTGAGGAGTATCCACGCCGCTCGCGTCTTCCCGCAGCCCGCTGGACCGACGAGACCGATTCCGACCGGATTATACTGCCATGCCCCAATTTCGTGCAGGAAGGCCGCTGGAATGCGTTTTGGGTCGCTTTCGCGGTAGAGTGGAGGGCAGATGGCATTGAAAGCCTCCTGCCGCCTCTCCTGCTCATCCGTGGCCTGCTCCTGTTGGAGCTTCTCGATGCGCTTGAGGTCGCACTCGTCGCAGAGGATTTGCACATTCGGGAAGTAGCGCATGAAATCCTCGCTCGGCGCGGAGACCGAGTTGAAGCACGATTCGCTGGCGCAGGCTTGGACCGTGGCTACCATTGCTCCACCTCCTCGACTTTGGCTGGCGCGAGCGCCGGTTCGACTTTGTTGAGCCAGTTGATGACAAACTGCCTCGTCTTCTTGCGTCCGGGGCGGGCAAGGAGCCACGCATCCATCTTGCGGCTTTCCGCATCCACATCGATGTCCGGGTAGTGACGCCGCATCTCAGACCAGAACTCCTCATCGAGCAGGTAGGAATTGGATCGTTGGGGAGCAGAGCGACCTACTTCCTTTTCTTTCCCTTCCATTACATTCCTTTCCTTTCCTTTCCGTTCGCAGTCAGCTTCGCCATCCTGTGAACCACCTGCTTCACCTTGTGGTTGAAGCTGTGCTTCAAGCTGTGCTTCGCGGCGTGCTTCACCACTTGCTCTACCACCACGCGAAGCAAATTCGCGTTTTGCTTGAACCTCTGCTTCCTTCGCAACCGGATAGAATGCAATGCGTAGGTCGCGCCCGCGCCACTCCCAAAGTTGCACTTGTGCGGAAACCTCGCTCGCCAAGACTCCGCAGGTCATCTGCCATTGCCGGTCTTTCCACTCACGGCAACCTTTGATGACACCGCCGTTTTCTTGATCGGAGCAGTATGCGAGAAGGGACAACCATGTCGCCCGTTCGACCGGCTCCGCCCCGACAAACGCCGGGGATCGGAGGTTTGCAATCTCGATGTTAAGCCACCTCATTTCATGCCGCCCTCCTAAACATGGCAATCGGCCTCATGTGAGCGCGACTGGATGACATGTAGCCCACCTTCTGCCATGATTTTGACATGAAGATCGCACCCATCACTCGCGGGTCGATGTTGGCGGGAGGTGGACAGACCTCCCGGACATCGTTGACCGTGATGACGCCCTTCTCATTGGCAAGGGATTCCGCTGCGAGCCGCGCCTCGGCGAGGTAATCCTCACGGGTTGTCTCAAACAGGTCCATGACGGTTTGGAGATCACTCATTTGGCCTTCCTCACTTTCTTCTTGTCAGCGACCAGCTTGACGATGTCTTTGCCCACGATGGCCTGCTCCTCGCGAACCGGCACACCCATCTTCGCGCACCATTCGCGGAACTTCGTGCCGGTCATCTTGCCACCGCAGTTGGCAACGAGATCATCGAGGCCCGACTTGCCGGTCACCGCCGCACTGACAATGGCGATCCGGTCGAAATGCTCGCGACCCGCCTCCTCTTGGAGCTTCCACCCCGGAACTGCCGTTGTCTTCATCAGCGCCTTGGCCTTCGTTTTGAGATCATCGACAAAATCCTCAAAGATTGCGTTCGTTGTGAGGAAAGCCCCCAGCCTCTCCGGGTCTGCCAGCAACCCAGCCTTGAGCGCCTCCAGTGAGACGGCAGTCGGTTGAGATTCCACCGTCGCCAGCGTTTCCACAATCGGACCCGTGCGGGCTGCACAGCTATCGGCCTTCAAGCACCATGAGCAGTATTCATTCGCAGCAGGCTGGCGGTTCGGATCGGTCGCCGATTCCACGATCCCCTTCACCCACGCATCCGCCTCCTCGTAGGTGTAACGGTAGTGGACGACCTCGCGTTGGTCGCAGAATAGCAACACGCACTCCCATTCTTTTGCGAATGTGCGGTCCATGTTGCCGAGGGCGTAAGCCGCCTGCTGCTTGTGGTAGGGGCGTAATTGTCCCGACTTGAGGTCCATGCTCAAGGATTTCGCATTCACCCGTGAATCCTCGGTTCCCTCATGGGACATGTGCGGTGTTGTCACTTTGAGAAGCGTCTCGTCGGCGATGATCTCATGGCCATCGGCCAATTCCTTGGCCGTCTGGACCGCCCACATCACCGAGTCCTGCTCGTCTTCCGGAAGTGAAAGGAACGGCTGACGCTCACCCATGAGCAGACCACGGTAAGCCGCATCCATCCGGGTTCCCCGCTCTGCCGCAGGGCCGGAGACGGGGTTGGATTCAAAACAAGGACACAGGTCGAGCTTGTCGAGAGCAGAGTGGCGTATTGTCGCGCTCATTATGCGACCTCCTTCAAAACGGTTTCGAGGAAGCGTGGCGTGGATGAGAGGATACGGTTGCGGTAGCTCTCGTCCGTCATGTCGCGGAATGTCTGCCCCGCCATGATCTGCCCCTTGGCAACGAGGAAGGTGTTGACTTTTGTCTCATGCTCGAAAAAACGCTTCTCCAAAGTGACCGCCCACTCCGGCTCCTCGGCTGCGGTATCAATTGATACCACCTCGGCCTCGATGGCCTTCGTCTCAGTCGCAGGAACTGCAACAGGCTCGACCACTGGTTCGGCCTTCACTTCCACGACCGGCTCCACCTTGACCGCCCGCGCAGGGCGAGGCGCGTCGAACTCACCGACCTCCTCTGGGGTATACATCCCATTAAGAACTGCTGGGAATGTCGCCCGGACGCCCTCGCTGATCACCCGCGCCCGCAGCATCTGCCGGGGATACGAGCGCCAGTTGTCCTTGCCGCCGAGTCCTGCGGCCTTGGCCCGCGCCATGTCCCAGTCGATGCGGAGCGATCCGCCCGCCGGATGCGTAAAGGTCGCGCTCACCTTCTCGTTCGTATGGTCGTGCCACTCGACCCGCCCGCCCGATTGCTGGAAACGCGCCAGCATCGAATCCGCCTTCAGCGAGGCGCGGCCTTGGATGATGTGGTAGTCGCTGGCCACCGATCCGGGGTGACGCCCTTCGGCGGTCGCCACGATCATCAAGGCGAGTGCCTGGTCTGGTGTTTTCATGCCGAAGAGACCGCTTTTCACGATGGCCGAGGCCATCACCTGCATGTCGCCGAGGGCGACTTGTGTGTTGACTTGTGTAGTCAGTTGCGTAGTGTTCATTTGTTTTACTGCTTTTTCTTGTGGTTTAACTTTGCCCCGTTGGATGCCAGTCCTTCGGGGCGCTTTTCTTGTGGTGAGGACGATCAGTCCTCAAATTCTTCCCAGCGCCTGCGGCGCTCATCATGCCGACGAAACCGCTCAAGGATGTCCGACTGCCCCAGCCGGTAGGAGGCGTAGCAGGAGCCGAGCGTGAGAAGGGCGATGACGATGGCGAATTCCGCGCTCACTTCGTGACCCCCCATGTAAGGAGAGCCAAGAGCGCCACCGGCCCCAGCGCCTTGATTGCTTCCCAGATAGACTGGAGAAGCCAGAGCGTTTCTTGGTGGTTCATTTGCCCCTCCTGCGGTTCGTGGTTTTGATTTTGCGAAGGCGATACCAGTTCTCCAGCACGGCTCGCGAAATGCGGTGTCCGACCCGGTTGCCGAATGGTTTTGACGCCTCAATAGTCCCGGCATCGAGGAGCCGGTAGATCGTCTTTTTGCTCACGCCCAAAAGGGTCGCCGCCTCGCATGTCGTAATTTCGTCGCTCATGCCGCCTTCCTTTTGGTTGCTGGTTTCACCTTATTTTGGTATGGGGTGGTTATACACCCATCGGCAAAAAAAAGGCGGCGAACATACGATGACAATGACCTGCCTTCTTCCTTCGCCGCTTTCTTGAGAATTTCGACCTCGTTAGCCTCAAGGTAGAGACCAACGGAGACCAGACTACTTTTGCTTTTTGTTATGCTCATAAATTTTTTCTTTAAGAACTTCAGTCATGGACAGGCCACGCTCTTTGGCCAATTGTTGCAGGATCGCTTTCTCTTCTGGGGTCAACCAGACGGCGATTTGTTTTTTCCCTTTTGCTCTTTTGCTTGGCACATCCACAACCTTGCAGGTGTATAACCACCCGTCAACAGCAAATCTGAATTTTTTTTCAATAGGGTGATCACCTACCCAAATAAAACTATTGACATCCGCATGAGGATTGGCTCCGCAGGCCAAAATAAATTTTTACCCGCTTAAACAGAGGCTCTGCTGGCGACCCTTCTTAACTCGTCACAAAAATGCAGACCAACAAAAAGCCCGCAGACCCGCATGAATTGTGGATGTGTTGGCAATATTATTTCACCGCAGAAAAACCAAAATAGATGACAGCAATCGCCAAAACAACCATGCAAGAAATGTAAATTCCGAACCATGTTTTGTTCCACCAATTACCGGCTGGCGCGTATTCGCCCATGAACAAACAAGACGCCAGAAACAGAACCATCCACCCGGAAACGATGACGACACTCATATCTTCACCTTCTTCGCACGATTCTCCATCACTCGCGCAATCACCTTCTCGCGATTTCGCTGATACCAGTCCGCCTTGCGCTGCGCCTCTGCCTCTTTGAATTTGTCGTCGGTCGCATACTTCGTCTTGTATTGGCGAGCCATGAATTTCTTCTGCGTTTTTTTGTTCGCGTAAGGCATAGGTCAAATCCTCCACCACGCCTGTGCGTCCGCTCTGGCAGCTGGAACGGCGTAGACTCGCTGAACCATCGCGGGACTGGAATGCCCCATCTGAAAAGCCGTCAGAGGTGCGCTCTTGCATCGCGCCAAGTGGTAGGTCGCGAACGAATGCCGGAGCGAATTTTCCGGGAACCCATCCCAACCGAGCTTCGCCGCCAACCGCTTTCGCTCCTCGTAATGCGCCCGCGCACTCCCCGGCACGATCCGGCCTTTCTTGCCGGTGAAGAATTTTTTCCTCTTCGTCATCGGCTCCGTGAAATCCACGATCCGGTCCATCATGCCGTGATGCTGTTTAGAGACCTCCGGCCTCACCCAAATCTGCCCAGCCTTCACATCGATGTCCTCCCAGTTCAT